CTCTCCGTAGCCATGATTGTTTTTATTTCCATGTTGCACCCGCAAATCTTGCACTCCCCAGCACCACCATACTTCTCCACATCGAAGTTCGGGCAATCGGCGCAGATTCGTAGCCTCCTAGCAATCTCTTTCTCTTCAACGCATGGCAATCCTGCTTTTACAAATACAAAGGCACTCTTCGCAAAATTAGATGCTTTCGTAAGGATGTTCATTTTTTAAGCCACTCAACTGCTTTCTTTGCTTCTGTATCACACACATCTTTAGCCATGATAGAATTGTCACTAATTACGCCAAAGTCTTGCAAGTCATTCATTGTCTTGACTTCATCACTCCAGCTTTCTGCGATATATTCTTCTAGTTTATTCATTTGTGAACTTCCATGTTGCATAATGGACATATTTCCATATTTTCTCTATTGTCAACTTGCTCTCTAAATACAATGCAAGCAGTTAGTAAATAAATAATTGCAATTATAACTATCGCAACCCATATCTTGGCTTTTCTAATAAAGGTTTCCATTTTTAGAATTTTCCTGCAACTCAAATTTTAATGTTTCAATATTATTTAAATATGTATGAGGATAAAAATAACATGGAGGAGGATTTGAAAAATAATATTCTTGTTTTTTAGCATCATTGGCATTTATCCATCCTACAATATTATATGTTGGACACTTGCCTGTAACAGAAACAATTATTCCAGAATCATCTTCTCGTACTTTCACATCATTTCTATGTGACCACCTTACTTCTATTTTGGAATTAACAATGTCTTCAGTATGAAATGTATTTACTCCAAACCCCCAATATATTCCAAGGTATTTTGCTACAGCACATTCTGCATGAGCAGATTCTATATGGAATCCCCATAATTCACCAACTTTTCTTTCTGGGAATCTTGGTTTTCTATTTCTAAAAGATGCTTCTGCATTTCTTCTCATGCCAATATATCCAGCAACCAAGACTTCGTTAGCATTTAAATTTATTTCCATCTTGTATCAATTAACGATCATTTCTTTTTAAACCAATTTGGAAAATGACCAAAATCTCTAACCTCGGTCACATTGTTGTTTTTATCGCATACATCGCATTTGCCATAGTGCCATGTCGATACTTTGTTGACTAGCTTTCCATGCTTCAAGCCGCACTCTGAACAAGTCCAGTTAGGGTATGGTTTCATTCTCTTTCTTTAATAACTCAAATATTGGCTCCGTTTCAATAGCCAATGCATCGCAGATTTCTTGAAATTTAATCTTGCTTTCCGCTTCTCCATTCATCCACTCATTTGCTGACGCTCGATTATCATCGATCTCCTTCTGCTTGTAATGGCTTTTAAACTTCGCCTTGCTCCTAACATCCACCACGGCAATCTCAATCATCGCGCATAGCAAATTACGAATGTTGTTGATTTCATTTACATCGATTTCGCGCATACAAGTTCAATCGCAAATTCAAAAGCCAATTCAATTGTACTCGGATCGTTCTCGTACTTGTCCGAATAAGCAATCGTGTTGATTCCATATGCCGCCGCGCTCCGCAAACACTCATTACAGGGAAGAGTCGTGCAGCACAACAACCACACCTCTCCGGGCTTGCAGTACCGCAACGCATTCGCCTCCGCATGGATAACAAACTGCCGCCTTCCCTCCCGATCATCCCAGTCCTCAAACATCCCAGTCGGATAACCATTGTATCCAACCCCAGCAACAGAGTTGTCTTTCCTGAACACTACCGCGCCAACCTTCCTCCACGGGTCTTTCGACTTCGTTGCAGCAGCAAATGCCAACTGCATTCCATATTCAATCCATGTCATATATTTTTGTTAATCCATTCAGCTACTCTCTTCGCTTGCGGAGTCTCCTCCCGAATAATCTGGTCATAGCAGACATCACCATATGATTTAAAAATCTGCACATTATTAATCAACCATCCCATGTGATATCCTTGACGCATAAAGTCGATAAAGTTCTGCGTTGCTTCTCTGTCAACAACAAAGTTCAGCTTGCCAAACTTATGCTCCCAGTACCACTTCTCTTGGCAGTTGATGTGACCATGCCCACCTTGCCCCGGCAACGCAGCAGAAAAGACAATCACAGGCGCAAGTTCCGTTAGCTTCTTCACTACATCGTCAGCAAGACTCTCATCGATATGCTCGGCAACCTCCAGACACAATGCCAAGTCATACCTGCCTGCCTCATCAAACATTGACTTGATTGTCTCTGGACAACGCTTGTCTGGATCGATGCCAACAACATCATGGCCCAACTCGCGCAACGCTTGCACATATATCCCCGGTCCACATCCAACATCGATAATCTTCATATCAGTTCAGGTAATCTCCTTTTTTCCTTTTCACGAATAATAAAATCCCAGACCCGTTGTAGCGTCTCGTAGTCTCCCGTGCATTCCTTCTCGTCCTCGTTCCGCCACTTCGTAAACTCGCCGCAATCATCATTGACCATCGCTCGCAGTTCTCCTTCCAGATCGCTAATTAACAATAAGGCATCGACCCCATGTACAGCATACTCATGCTCCCATTGCTCCTCTGGCAGGTTAAATTCTAGTGTTGCTTTCATGGTAGCATCCTTGTCATTGCTTCCAGCCCATTGCCATCAGCGTACCATCCCTTGCCTTGGTAGACATCCAGCACATCGTTGAAATACTTCTCGTACATCGGCGCAACCTTCTCCAATGAGAAGTTCTCTGCCCAGAGTCTGCATGACTCGGAACTGATCGCACCTTGCTGGATAGCCCTGATCGCATCAACAAAGTCACCCATCGTCCTGCACCGATAGCCTGTGATGCCATGCAGGTTATTCTCTGCAAACGAACCCCAGTCTGTTGTGATCGTTGGTGTGCCACTAAACAAGTTCTCGATCTGGACCCCACCGAATGGCTCGACATACTGGGACGGGATCAATGACCCTTTGGCCTTGCTCATCAACTCACGCCTAGTCTCGATGTCAGCGTAGCCAATGTACTCGACATGGTCAGGTATCTTGTAACCGGGTTCCTTCTGCCCTGCCACCTTGAGATGCACTCCTGCCCTCTCTGCTGCTTGGAATGCCACATCGCATCCCTTGCCGCTATAGACCCTGCCGAGGTAAAGGAAGTAGTCTTCCTTCTCGTCATTACCTCGGTAGTCGAAGTCTTCGCGATCAAAGTAATTCGGGATCACCACATCGTACCAGTCCTGCCGACAGGTTCCAACAGACTGCAATCCGCAATATGCATGATAGATCGCATAGCTTTCCCAGACCTTCCATCGCGCCCAATGACCACCAGCGTAGCCGATACCCGGCTCAACGCAGATCATGTCAGGATGGGCATCGCAGACAGGTCGTACTCCACTACCCCAGAATGGAAGAATGAAGTCGTGCTTCTGCTTGCGCTTTCCTACCTCGCGAATGGCATTAGCGTAAAAGGTACGATAGGCGTGATCATTGACATCGAACTTGAAGAAGGTCTTGCGCCAGTCGTGATCTCCGTACGCTACCTGCCAGTCTTCGTTCTCTAGTACAGGAATGTGTTCAGTACATTCCAGTACCGAATCTCTGTGACCATAGTGCAAGACCTCATGTCCGCGCCTAGTCATGGCTTTTCCGAATTTGACAACCTTCTGCGTGTACGCACAGGCGTTGTACTCTTTGCTCGTCACTGTGTGGGGTAGCCCCAGAATGTGGAATCTCATTTAATTCTTTCTATAAATTGTTTTATATCGCCAATGTAATGCTTGCTGCCTATGTGACCGCAGGTCATCTGCGGATCAAGCCAGATGTCAAACCCAAGAGATTTCAGCCTGTCACAAAGAACGATGTCTTCAGACCTGAAGTCTCCATCAACAATCTTGCAATCAAATACTGCTTTACACTCCTTGCCGTGATGCGTGAATGGCTCGCTCGTTTCGCAGACAGACCTAACTGCCCTGCTGCTCATCTTCATAAATGCTGTACCGATTCCTTGGCACTTCATGTAGCCATTGTTATGCAAAGTGAAATCATTCAACTTAACTGCATACGCTTCCTCTAGGTCTGTCTTTTTCCTAGCAGTTCCTGCCACAACATCCTCCTTGCTAGATAGCAACTTGACAATCCATTCTGGGTTCCAAGTCATGTCGTAGTCGATCCAGATCATGTCAACTCCTGCATGATATGCGATATTGATCAGATCGTTTCGAGCAATTTGTATAATTGATTCGTTGCCAAGAAATACAGGACAAAGATCAATCCCATTCAATGCACATAGCTTGATTGAATCAACCAAACAAGATGTGTATTCTGCGTAAACTTTTCCAGTTGTACATGGAGTAGCAACCATTGCTTTCATGTGGAATCTCATATTCTTTCTAAAAATATCGGCGTTTGTTTTCCAACATATGCTCATGCAACATTAAACTCGAAATACTCAACAGCATCATCATGCTCCATCCCTTGCTCGACAAGTATCTCAATGCACTTTTCCCTATCGTAGACCGCACAAGGCTCATTGCCGCATTGCCATCCCGTCCCGATAAAAGCATCGTCAAACCCATCTGCGAGGATTAGACCTGCATCGCTTTCGTGTTCTTCTAGTTTTTCTTGTAGTGTCATAGATATGCTTTCTTTCTAAATGGATCGACCTCTAGTCCTAGCGTTGTGCAGATGCCTTCAAATGATTTAGTCTTGATGAAGCGTACTGCATCTTCCTTCCACCATGCGGCGATATACCTGTTGCGTTCGCTAGCGATCTTTGTTTCATCGATAGCGGCATCCGCCATTGCCTGATGGATGATCTCGCAGAGGATGTTTCGCACGAACATCGCTTCCTTGTCCTCCTTGGTCTGGATCATGCCTTATCTGCTCGCTCCTGCGCCTGCTCATTGCTGTAGGTTCCCTGATGGTATCTCCGAGATAGTTTGACCCGGTTCATGCGGATCACTTCTTGGATGGTCACAGAATCGTCCTCTGTGCTGTTATAATGGTTCAGGATGCCTTGGATGAAGAAAAGGATGTCTCCACACTCCTCTAGCACATTCTCGCGATCCAGAGGCTTGCGGTACATAACGGACTTCTTAATGGCATCTAGTAGCTCGCCTGCCTCGCCTGCAACTCCCATAGCCATATGGGTGAGGTGGGCATCCTTTGGTTCCATCTGTACTAGGATGTCAATACCCGGCTTGCAGAGTGATTCCACGAACTGGGCATATGTTGGTTCTTGTTGGTTTGGTGTGTCTTGCATAAATGGTACTCTATTATCTACAATCTGCATTATTGGAAGTTATAGCCTATTTCCGCTTAATAA